TCAGCAATGGTCGCAGTCTTTTTAATGTCTGAACCTTGCACAACTTGAGCAGGACCACCGCCATATTTAGGCATAGCCACAACGCGAGTGCCACCGCCTGTATCTTGAGAAACAAAGTGTTGTTCAAGTTGGTCTTTGGCGCTCAATGCCTTACGCAACATCTGAAGTTGGAATTGAGGCATTCCAGAATCATCAGGCGGCAACATACTTGCAAACTGTTGCGCTTGTTGTTGTGTAATTTTTTTGTTTTCAAAATCATTTTGAATATGAGCCAACGCATCAGCGCGTGTGTTGTATGAAGCAATTTGACGAATGGAATTGTCTGCTTGAGCAATGCCAAGTTCCAATTCACCTTTGCCAACTTCAGTTTTTAATTTACGAGCAGTTAGCAAAGATGATTCAATTGCAGGCAACTTAGATGCTAGTTTTGCCTCAACAAGATTTTGACGCAATAAAGTAGGGTCAACTTCACCAGAAGCCCCTAATGATTTTGCATAAGCATCATTGAACTTTTGTTCGTTGGCAATATCTTGCGTGTACTTTTGCAGTTGAGCAAACTGAGCGTAGTTTGCCAACGCATTTGGTATTTGAACTGGCTGTACGCCGCCAGCAATGTTTGGATCAAGTGGCATATTATCCTACTGCTGTTTATGGTAAATTTTGGACTGGCAAACGATTAAGAAGAGCTTGATTGTTGCTGTAGTTTAAATATGAACTTAGACCTTGATTTAAGGCGTTAGCTTGTCCAAGATAACCAGAAGCTCTTGCATTTCCTGCGTTGGTAATGTTAGCTGCTTCGGCATTTCCAAAATTTCCAGCCGCATTAGTCAATGTATTAGTCGCAGATTGACCAGCCCCCATCAAAGATTGCAATGGATTAAGTTGATTAGTGCGGTTAACTTGATAACGGTTAAAAGCATTGGTGTATTCTTGCGAACCCATGTCTTGACCGTATCGAGTAGCTGCTTTCAAAGCCGCACCAGAAATCAAACCACCACGGGCAGCGGCAGAACGATCCAAGGCTTTTTGTCCTTCAGACAAACGGAACGCATAACCTGGGTCTGCTTGAAAGTCAGCCATGCTGAAATCGCGAGCATATTTACCGTAGTCAGAGCTTGTACCTTCTGCAGCCATACGGCGTTGAATCTCAGCGTTTAAGCCAGCTTCGTCAACATATTTATTTCGACCTGTTGCCGCAGCCATCAAGTCTTTCATGTTTGTAAAAGTTGTGCCTTGAGGCGCTGTGCCTGACGTAAATTGAGGCAACAACTCTTGTCGGTACTGTTCGGCTGTCTTTTTACCGCCACCAAGACCCAACAACTCTAACAAACGGTTTTGGCTTGTAATACCCGCTTGGCGAAACGGTTCTTGAAGTTCTGTTTGCTTTGCAAACATTCTTTCTTGAGCGTCTGTTGCCGCTGCTGAAGCAGCCGCCGATGTATCAGCAGCTTTGCTTGCTGATTTTGAGCCAATATAAGTAGAAGCTACGATTGCGGTTGCTACTGCTGACATAGCGATTCCTTTGTAAACTCAATGCCAGACAACGAAAGCGCCTGACGATAATCAACTGTGATTTCAGTACCCATACTGCCGCCTTTGCATCCTTCAATGTCAGTCAATGCAACTAGGTCAATATCACCGTTTGGCAACATGACCATTTTGGCATTTGGAAACATAGAATGATTGGTGTAACGACCGCCTTGGGTACGTTTACCGCCTATTCTAGCTTGACAAATGACTTGCCCTGCCTTTATAGCAGAAGTTGCAAACAGACCATCACCTTCTATTGGTGACTTTGCCACACGGGTGATAGTGTTGTCAATCCAAATCTGATCTTTTTCGTCTTCAGACTGCTGTTTGGCGACCTCATGGGAAATCCCACATTCTTGCAAAAGTGCTAGGTAATCTTCCCTGTCAGGAACTCTAGAAACACTTTCTACGGCAAATTTGTGGGCTTGGTCGTTATGCCAATCTTCGCTCTTTTCCACAAACAAGGCTTCTACGGCATCGGCATCTTTTAGATCGGTAGCGTAGACGTTTTGCCAAACCATGTCTTCTAAGACATAACCTATCTTTCTGCCAGCTTTGCCAGTAAAAATCATAGGGGCAGTTAAAGTCTGCATTTGACCGTCATCATTGACGATCATTACCTTGCCACGCAACATAATGTTTAAATGCTCAAACTTCTGTTTGTGACCAATAGCCAAAGTACCCGCAGGCATAAAAACCTCACGAATACAGACACCTGGGCCAAAATGATGGACAACCGAGCATTCAGCCTGTGGAAGCTGAAGTAGCGTTTCTTCTGGCTTATCCAAGGACATTAAATCTTTTAATGCCAATGGCGCTAGTTCCTCATGGACAACTAAATCGGTCATAGCTGCGCCTTAATGTTGGTAATCAAGCCATCTACGGCTTCCTTATACCCATCTTCAACGCCTTGAGCTTTGCCAAGCACAGAACAAGTGTCAATCATTCTTGCCAACAAAGTTTCCCCATTTAACGGGTCTTGCCGTTGAGACTTAAATTGCTTGTCTTGCTCACGCCAAATTCCTTTGAGAGATGACAAATCGCCACGGGCAGCGGCTTGATGAGCCGTGTAAGTTACGCTTTCGTCATTTAGGGCTGGCTGGATAACAGGCAAATGAGAACCATAAAACAGATGGTCATAGCAATCTAGTTGCTCTTCTGTAAAGGATTCGCATTTGTCTGCCAAGGCTTGATATAAGCCTGCGCCTGTGTCCCAAAAGTACATCTTTCCGTTGGCTGGCGCTGAAAACTGACGCAATGGATCAAACCCATTAGCGTTCATATTCCCCAAAGATTCCCTAAGTTTGGCAACGTCTGGAATCCACAAATGGCTAGGATGAAGCCTAGACAACGAAGTTACGCCATAGTTGTAAAGATCAGGGATTAGCCGACCAGCCATCAGCCCGTCAAACTGCCAATCTTCTACCTTTTCCCAAAACACAACGTCAGGATCAAGTAAGACAACTGAATTCATTACGTTTTGCTTAAACAAGACCCAACGATAAAACGTGAGGAAATGTTGTCTAGATGCGGCTGTGAACGAGCAACCAGCGTCTGTGGCGGCTTTTTCAATTAACGGCAAGACATCTGGATGGCTTCCGTTATCAATAACAATGACATTAGCGGTAGGAAAGCCAACACGCAAAGTCTTGAACACCATCAAAGCACCATACGCTAACGCAGGATGCTCACAATAGGTCAAGATTACGACTGTCAAGAGATTTCTCTTCCGCTTACGCGAATATTTATAGAGTCTGCGGCACTAGCAAGAGTAGAAATAAATGCTGTGTTTGGCAGGATTTGTCCAACTAATTCAGGAAAAGTGTAAACCTCAGAAGCAGCTAGGCTTTTGGTTTTAGTAATTAAGTTTTGATCACCTGCGGTATCAGAGCCTGTAACCAAATTAACGCTAATCGTAGCGGTTGAACCGCTTATGTTAGTAGCCGTAAACTTGTCAATGATCGTAGACGTAATGTTGCTGCCAACCGTGTATTGGGTAGTCTGTGTATTTTCAACAAACTTAGCAGAAACCAGATTTTTTGCAGTAACGGTCATACGACAACCCAAGTTGAGCCTGATGGCACAGTAACTGTAACACCAGAAGCGATAGAAATAGGACCAGATGACATGGCGTTGTTGCCAGATGTAACAGAATAGTTTGCTGAAATTGTGGCGTTATTTTCCCACAACCCTTGGGCTGTAATGTTGCTACCACCCGCAGGAGTAGCCCAAGACAATGTGCCAGAACCGTTTGTAACAAGCGCTTGACCTGTTGTACCGTCAGCAGATGGCAAAGTGTACGTGGTCGAGCCAGCGGCAGCCGCAGCTTGGAATCCAACATATCCTGACGAACTTCCCATGATTTGCCAAGCGCCTTTGACTTGGAACAAAGTGGAAGTAATTTGCGCTCTCCATGCTGATTTAGCTTGGGTAAAGCCACCAACATAAAACTGATGAGCGTTTGCCGATCCAGTTGAATCTGTAGCAAATACTAAGTTACCTGTGTATGTGCTATTTAAAGCAGAACCAAACACATAGGCTTCGTTAGGCCCTGTAACTGTATAGGTTGCATCAGCATAACTTGGGCCAGTAAAGCCCATGTCTGCCCACCCATGGGCGTCTGTGCTGTTGCTTGCGTAGGCTACAAAGTCAGCGGAAGAACTAGCGCCATTAGTAGCGTTATAGATATAAGACTGAATGTAGTTGTTAGCCGCGCCAGTAACTCCTACGATTGGGTTAGTTGTGCCGCCCAACAATGCGTTAGAGCCAACCCGCATGGTTGTTCCATCAAACTGCAACGATGCGCTTGTTGAAAACGAGCCATAAGGAATGTAGTTGGCGGTAAAAGAAGTTTGACCTGTACCACCGTTAGCAATAGGCAAAGCTGTTCCTGAATAGGAAATCGCCAAAGTGCCTGAACTTGTAATTGGTGAACCTGTTACAGATAAAAACGATGGAACAGAGGCGGCTACGGATGTAACCGTTCCGCCAGGGTTTGTCGAGTTAATTGTGATTGAACCCGAAGCATTCGTGATGCTGACGTTTGTGCCCGCAGTCAATGTAGTGCGGGTAAACCCTGTACCGTTGCCGATGTCCAGCGCGCCGTTGGCTGGTGTAGTGGATAACCCTGTACCGCCGTTAGCAACAGCCACGATACCAGTTACGTTTGATGCTGTTCCTGTTGTGTTTTGGTTTAGCGTAGGAACGTCTGCCGCAACCATTGCCCTAAAGGTTGGAACACCAGAAGAACCGTTTGGCGCAGCCAAGAAGTAATTGGCAGTCTTACTTGCGTAAGGATTTTGCGTGTCGCCATAACCTGACGCCAAACTGATAGCAGGCGTTGTTCCGCCAGATGACACTACAGGGCTTGTGCCTGTGACGCTAGTAACTGTGCCAGTTGTGGGCGTTGTCCATGTAGGGGGTGCGCCAGTTCCTGCTGAAGTTAAAACTTGCCCAGAAGTGCCATAAGAACCATTAAACGCTATTTGGTTAGCAGTTCCAATGGTCATCGCATCCGTTGCGCTTCCGTTTGTAACAAAATGGATTGGATTGGATGTGGTTGTGCCAATCGCCAAATCTGCGGTTGTTGCGGTCAGATATACGTTGTTTGGCTGATTAAACGCGCCTGATCCTGTAAATCCTGACGAATTCATACCGAAATCGCCGTAATATGTCGTATCAGTTGAATTTGAATTGTTTACGATAAAGTCGGCTGACGCAGTAGTACCAGTATTGCTGTTTTGCAAAATAACTTGGTTGTACGTTGTAGCTGAACTTTGAGAGGAAATCAAAGCATTGGCAGGCGTATAGGTCAACGTGCCAATATTTAAGCTAGTAGCGGTAGCTGCGCCCAAAACTGGCGTTATTAGCGTAGGCGATGTGTTTAGTACTGTGCTACCTGTTCCAGTAGATGTAGTTACGCCTGTACCACCATTAGCGACATTTAATGTGCCAGCAAGGGTAATTGTTCCGCTAGTTGTAACAGGACCGCCGCTAGTCGTTAAACCAGTTGTTCCACCAGATACATCTACAGACGTAACAGTACCTGTTCCACTAGCCCCATTGCTTTCGCTAGGAAGTGGTCCAACTTGAAGGTCATCTAATGAAGTCTGGTTGCCACCAGCACCCGACAAATTAAATAAATTTAGGAAAAACCGATACCACTCACGCGAAACTAAGCCTGTGCGAGAGTCAATGAACTCCACACGATTAGATGGGATATTGGTTATGTTTTGTTGTTGACTAGGCATTGGTAGCTGTCACGTTCAATTGAGCGCCCATGATAGCTATTTTCACAGGGTCTGTGCCTGATACTTCATAAACACGGTCACGCAATTTCAAGGTCATACCTAATCGGCGTTGAATGGCACGATAAAAATATTGACCAACTTTGCCCATTGACATCCAATGTTCGTTAGACCAAGTATGACCGCCATCATCTGACCAACGCAGCATAAGTTGTGGATCGCTTCCCTGACCGTCATTTATGCCTACACCTGTCTGACAATCAATTTGCAAGCTGTGTTGAGTTGTGCGTTTTAAATCATTTGTACCTGTTGGCA